TTAAGCTCGGTCTCGAAATTGGCGATCTTGGCATTCAGGTCGATGGTGATCGCTGCGTTTGCCATTAACGTTCCGTCCTTTTATTGAATGACTCGACGATTTTTTCTACTACGTCTGTGCGGAAGATACCTACGGCGGCATTGCGCTGCGACTCGAAGGCGCGGCCCATGAACTTGAGCCCGGGGATGAAGCGCGCGCCGGATGCCTTGACGCGCTCGGCGCGCGCCTTCCTGCCGCCGCCTGCCTTGCGGCGGCCTACAGCATGGAAGCCGGCCTCCTGGAATGCGTAGTAGAACGGGTCGCCGAAGTTGGGGCCGGCAGCACCGGCGCGCCGTGCCTGGCGGCTGATGCGCTTGACGCCAGCCGGCTTGATCGGCCTGATGAACACGCCGAATACGCCGCGCTGGCCGTTGTTGATCTTGCTGCGCGCCACGCCCATGGTTCTGCGGATGAGCCCTGGCACCACGCGCTTGGTGGCCCTTTTCGCCACTGGCGCGTTGGCCTTGGCGGCGCGCACGATGGGCTGCGCGGCCTTGCGCAGCAGGCTCATCATCACCTTGCGGCGTAGATCGACGGGCACGTTGATGAGCGCGTCACGCACTTCGCCGAGGCCTTCGATTTTTTCAGCCATGGTTTTAAGTGTTGCGTTCTTCCAGAAATTCTCGGATCGCCACCAGTTCGGCGATCAGGGTGTCGATGTCGGTGATGCCGTGCATGTCGATCAGCAGCGGGAGCGCCTGCCAGTCGAGGCCGCGGGCTTCGTTCCAGATGCGCAGCGCCATGGATTGACCGGGGCGCCAGCAGTGGTGCCACCATGCGGTGGTGTCTTGTTGGGTGCCTGGCGGAAGCGGGTTTTGCGACCGCTCCAGCCAGGCGATCAGTTTTTTACCGCTGCGTCACGCTTGTCGGCGTGGCGCTTGTAGGCGTCGAGCACGGCCATGCCAAGCGGTGTCCACAGGTCTGGCTGGTCGGCGACCCATTCGCCGAAAACTTCGCTGTCGAACGGGACGGCGACGCCGGTGCCACCCGGCACCAGATCCAGCTCGGTGAGCGGCCATCCGATGACGAAGCGCTTGACGATGGCCAGCAAGCCGTCGCCGTTGGCGCTGATTTGCGCGGCCTCCTCGTCGGTGGGGCGCCGGATCGCCCACGCTTTTCCGTCAATGTCGACGGTGGACTCGCGCGATTTACGGATTTTTTCGGCCAGGCCCATGGATCATCAGCTCGCGTAGTAGGCAGGCTGGCCGAACGCCGTGATCACCGCAGGGGTGACGATCTTGTCCTGCGCGCTGCCGGTGGGGGCGCCGGTGAAGCCGACATAGCCGTTGAACACCATGATCGGGCCGCCGGTGCCAAACGTGAACTTGAACGCGCGCTGGGCCTGCGCATCGGACGCGGACTTCATCGCGATCTGGCCGGCGTCGGTTGAGTCCCAGATGTTGTCGAACGAGTAGGACAGCGGATTTGCCGAGCCGGGCACCTGGGACTTGACGTTGGTGTGGATTGTGGTGGTGTCGATGAAATCGAAGTCGCCGCCGCTGGCAGACATGCTGGTTGCACTGGTGATCGACGTGCCGAACGTAACCTTGTTGCAGGTGCCGGACGTGAAGGTATCGAAGCTTGTGGTGTCGAGCGATGCACCACCCGTACCCTCGATCACGAAGCTGACCGTAGTGGATACGGACAAAACCCGGAACACGCGACCGTCGAGCTGGAACATGCCCTGCACGTTGAAAACTACGTAGTCGCCGGCCACGAAATCGTGCGTGGCCGTCACCGTTGCGGTGGTGCCTTTGGCGATAGCGGTAATCGTTTTGTTGGTGCCCAGTGCGGATTGCATGGCAACTGCCACGCCGGACCATTTACGTACTGTTGCCATGATGGTTCCTTTCAGGAATTAAAAAACCGCCCGGAGGCGGCAGACGAAAAAAACCGCCTGTTGGCGGCTTGTTTGGGCGGGTGCCCGTTACTGGTTGACCTTACTGGTCGAGGAAACTGAAGTAGACCGGCTCCATGAAGCTGTCGGCACCGGCGTCGAACTCTTCGCCGGGCTCGTCGATGTGGCTGTAGTCGAGCGCGCTGGCGACGATGGCGGCGCGCACGGCGGCGGCGGTAGCCAGCGCTGAGGCATAGGTTTTGCCCCAGCACTCGAACACGATCTGGTAGTCCGTGGCGAGCACGGTGCCGTGTATCGTGGCGACGGGCGCCTTGTTCAGCACCCGGTAGTTCACCAGCGGATAGGTGGCCTCGGCCGGAGCGATCTGCGGGTAGATGCGCCCACTGGCCACGGCTGCCAGGGCGGTGACGATGTCGGTGTGGATGCTCATTCCTCGACCACCCCTTCGGCGCACAGAAACTCGATGATGCGGTTGCCTTCGTTGATGTTGCGCGGCGGGCCGGTGAGCACCAGCACGCGGCTGCCGTACAAGATGCGCCAGCTGCTGTCGGCGGCGGCCAGCGCGGCGGTGTAGCGCACCTGCACGCGGTGGGTGAGCTCGCCGTGCAGCGCACCGGCGGCGAGCAGTTCGCGCGCGCCCAGCGGCATGATGGCGGCCAATACGCTGACGACGGTGGTCCAGGTGGTGGTGCGCTCGCCGTAGGCATCTGCTGTGCCGCTGGGCGACTGGATCTGCACGCGCCGGTTGTAGGCGGGCGTGGGATATTTGCAGGCCATCAGTACACTTTCAGGCGGTCGAGCAGGCCGTCGAGGTAATCCGGCACGTCGCAGCCGTCGATGTCGGCGCGGATGCGGGCGGCTATCCAGAGCTTGACCTCTTCCGGCGCGTTGGCGCCCTCGCCTGCCGTGTAGTTGATGGTGACGGCGTTGGCGGTGTCGTACGTATCCGGCCAGTCGGTGCCGGCGGCGGGCAGCACCCAGCCGGGCTCGCTGTGGATGTCGGCCGCGTAGCTTGCCGGCGCCAGCGTTTGCGTGGTGCCTGCGGTGTCGACGTAGGTTATCGACGTGATGCTGACGATGGGCGGCCACAGCAACCTGATCTCGGCCGGGAAGGCGTCGAGCTTGGCCTGCCAGGTGCAGACGGCGAAGCTGCGCCCGGTGATCTGTTCGGCCTGCTGGCGCAGGGCTGGGATCAGCAGCGCGATGCGGGTGTCGTGGTCGGTGCCGTCGAGCGCGATCAGGCTCTTGACTTCGGCGGCCGTCACCGGCTCGGTGCCGGTGCTGATGAGACGTGTGGTCATGCGCGCGGTCTCCGGGCGGTTTGGGTGTTGCTGTAGGTGGTGCGTGGGGCGGATAGAACAGCGGCAGCGCCATCCGTGATGTACGCATCCAGCCCCGCCGATACCGACTGCGCGGCCACAATCGCCGCGTCCAGCGATGCGGTGATGGTGCTGGCCGCGTGGATGTAGCCGTCCAGGCTGGCGCTGGCGGTGTAGCGGGTGGCGATGGCGGCGTCGAGGCTGGCCACGGCCGTCTGCGCGGCGGCGATGGCGGCCGAGAGACTGGCGCTGGCGGTGTGCGGCGCCTGGATCGCGGCGTCGAGGCTGGCGCTGAGGGTGCCCGGCGCTTCGATGAAGGCGTCGAGCGCGGCCTGCAGGGTGCGCGCCTGCCGGACGGCTGCGTCGAGGCTGGCGCCGGCGCTGCCGCTTTGGCGGATGGCCGCGTCGAGCGCGGCGCTGGCGGCGAAGGCCTGCCGGATGGCGGCGTCCATCGATGCCGTGGCGGTGCGCTGCTGCTGCACCGCGGCGTTGAGGCTCGCCGTGGCGGTGTTGGTGCCGGCCGCCTGGATCAGCGCATCGAGGCTCGCGGTGGCGGTGCGCGCCTGCAGCACCGCAGCGTCGACACTCGCCGTGCTGGCCAGCGCCTGCCGGATGGCGGCGGAGAGCGACGCGGTGGCGGTGTTCGGCTGCAGGATCGCCGCCGAGAGCGACGCGGTGGCGGACTGCGCGGCACGGATGGCGGCGTTGAGGCTGGCGGTGTGGGTGTAGGTTGCGGGGCCACCGCTTGCTGCTACATTCTCAAACCCACCACCCGGTGCCGCCCGCACCAGTCCGCTGCTGGTTTGAACTGCTCCCGGTGCATAGTGCCGAATCAGCGGCATGGCTTAAGTCCGAATCTGCGGGTCGACATAAACCGTGACCGATGGCTTCCCCACGCATACATGGGCAGACAGCGGACCGATTTCGGCAGGCGTGATGCTTGAGGCAGGCCCGATCTTGAAGAAGCCCGGCGTCCCGGTTTCGCCCGTCCAGTCGGATGCTGTTTTGCTGCTTGCTGTCTGGTTGGCTGGAGACCCGAGCAGAGCCATGCGGTCATTCACGAACACGCCAAGCGGGAAACCCGTGGTGCCTTGGTAGCTGAATTCAGCCCATACTTCGTCATCCTGAAATACCGCGCCGCTGGAGTTGTCGCGCATGCACTCAAGGTATGGCGTGATGGCGGTGGTGGTTTCGTTGTGCGAATAAATCCACGGGCTTACATAGGGCGCGTAAAACGAGCAGTTTGCGGTCGTGGTGATCTTCCATGAATATTTGCTGCCCGTGGTGTTGTATTCCGCGCCATCGCTGACATAGATGCCGGTATCAACCACCATCTGACCGCTGTAGTTGTAATGCTCAAAAGCATAATGGTTATCGCCGCCCGAGCAGTTGTAGAACGTCAACGACGCCTCGGTATCTTCCCATGTAACGCTTGAAATTGCGACGTAACTCGCCGCCAGTTTGCAGTTTCTCAAAACTGCCTGTCCGCTAATATTCGATGAGAAAATCGGGTTTGTGCTCGCCCCTGACAAATCGACATTATTAATATTCATGTTTATCTGGAAAGGCTGACCAGTTCCGGCAAGTTTGAACAAACCAGAAGTCGGGAACGTGCCTGTCCATGAACCACCATCCCAAAGCAAACGCCCTAGACGCTGGAAAATTACTGCGTTGTTTGCAGATGATGTTGTGTAATCAGTATCCTTAAAGACTACCGTCACAAAATCTTCATCGTTAGCCGTGTGCCCAACGGAAATATTTGATGCCGAGCCTGTCGCCTTCATATCCATGATGCAGTTCTCAAAGATAATCAGCGTTGGGTTTGTGGCTGGCTGTACGTTGAAATAAAAACCCTGATTGATGAAAGCACTAAATGTTTCAAACTTTATGCCGTAGAAATAAGACGAGCCTGGCCCCCAACTAAAATGCCCGTTAGCAACGTTGCCCATAGCCACTTTCGCGCCCGTGCTTGGCAATCCAGTGCCTTCATTCACGCAAATAACCGGGATGGGAGCCGCAGGCGTGCCGTTGCTGTAGTTGAATGTCGTGGCAGCAGCGAGGGTTTGTGAATGCGTATCGGCGACAAGCACTACATCACCGGCGGCAGCCGTAAAAGTTGACGCAATAGACGTGTAAGCATCCGTCCAGCTTGTGCCGTTGTTCGACCCTGTAGCGCCAGACTTGACATAGATATTTGCCATTACTCAACACTCACGATTTCGTTGAATTCCTGCTCGGCAAGGTGCGCATCGGCAAGCGCGATATGCCCGGCCACCAAGCTAGAAGGGTCAACCGTTGCATAGAACGTCGCAATCAGTTCCTTGCCATCCTGATCGTACATGCGCAAGACATTGTGCGTGCTGCCGTTGGCTTGCTGGGTTGTTTCGAGCGTGTGCGTCTGGATAGGCATTTAGCCCCCCTTCGCCGCCTGTACGGCGTCGTACTTCGCCACAATGTCAGCCATCTGCGTTTTCCTTGTGTTCCACTGCGTCACCGTCAGGCCGAAAGCATTACGCGCTTGGGTGTCGGTAATGTCGCCATCTGCTATACGTGCCAACAGCCACTTCGCAAGACGCGCCAAGCGTTCCCGGTCGGCGTTGCGATACGCCTCACGGAAGCGGGCGACGAACTGCGACGCCGTCTGGTGTTTAAGTACGAGCGCCATTTCAGGGCCACATATCCTGCGTGGTAACGATCACCGCCGCGCCGCGCTGGTACACGCGCACGCCGTTGAGTTCGGCGACGAGCCAGTTTTCCTCGCGCGCGGCCTCGGTGCCGACAGCCTTGATGGCGCGGCGGCGGAACATGCGGCCGGCGGGGTCGAGCAGGCTCAGGGTGTGGGTGCCGTCGGTGCCGTGCGCATGGCCGGCTTCGTCGGTGGTGATTTCGTGCATCAGATCTCGTCCCACGCCACGGTGAGGGTTTCGCTGGCGGTGACGCCGCCGCTGGCGGTGCTGGCCACGGCCATCATCATCACCAGGTGGTCGCCCTTTTCGCCGGTGCTGGTGAAGGGGCCGGCGCCGAGGCTGAGCGCGCTGCCGCTGGTGTACGTGAAAAAGTCCGTATAGCCGGCGGTGCCGGTGGCCTCGGCCGGGGTGGCGTAGCTGGCCACGGCCTTGGCGTAGAGGCCGACGCCGGTGCCGAGACCGTTGGCGCCGTCGCTGTAGGCCTTGATGTTGGTGATCTCGGTGTAGGTGCCGCCGGTGACGTTGAAGCGCAGCCACTTTTCGAAGCTGTAGTCGGTGCCGCTGCCGGGCTTGACCATGGGGTTGCTGGTGTTGACGGTGGCGTTGTCGGCGTTCTTGAAGCGGATGGTGCCGCTGGTCTTGTCGGTGGGGGTGCCGCCGGCGCCGGTTTTCTCGATGATCTGGACTGTTGCTGCCATTTCAGGCTCCTTCGGGGTTGGTCCAACGGATTGCGATGCGCCACTGCTCGCGGCGGGCGAGGCGGTGCATCAGGTCTTTGAATGCGGCGCGGCTGGCGGTGACGCCGGGCGTGCCTTTGACGACGGCATGCGCGCGGCCGGGGGCGATGCAGCCGCGCAGCTCATGCGCCCAGTTGGCGGGGTGGATCATGATCAGGTCGCGCCCGCCGGGCACGCCGGTGATCTCCCAGCCTTTGTGGAATTCCTGCCCGCTGGTGCGGTAGACGATGGGGCTGTTGCGCATTTCCATCAGGTATTCGCCGGCGGGGATGCAGCTTTTGCCTTTGGCGTTGTATTCCCACGCGGGCTCGATGGTGGGGAATGCGGTGCCGTCGGCCAGGCGCAGGGTGCCGAAGGTTCCCCACGGCAGGCTGCCCATGCGGTCGAGGCGGATGAGGTCGCTCATTGAGGTGCCCCGGAGGGCTGCGCGCACAGGCGCCGCCAGCCTTCGGCGCGGGCGGGGTCTGCGGCGTAGGCACGACGCCAGGCGCCGACGCTGATGGCATTGCATAGCGTCCACTCGGCGGTTTGCCGGGATTCGTCCGCGGCGCGCGCGGTGCGGTCGGCGGCGATGGACTGGGCGGCGTCGAAGCTGGCGCAGCCGGACAGCGACAGGGTGAGCATGGCAGCGAGGTAAGCGGTCGTTTTCATTCGTCGTCCCATTTGTTGGCGGGGTCGGCGCCGGCCACGGCCCAGGCCATGATGATGCGGCGCCAGGCGGGCACGCCTTCGTCTTTCATCGCTTCGGAAAACACCTCGGTGCACTGCGCCCAGCTCATCCTGCATTGCGCGTATTGCGTGCGCACCAGGTAGTCATGCACCACGGCGCTGGCGTGGGCGGTGTCGCCAGTGAGCCAGAAGGCGAATGGCACGCGCGGCACGCTGGCGTAGTCGGTGACGAAGCCGGCGGGCACGACGAAGATGCCATGCACGCGGCTGTGATAGGCCAGTTCGGTGAGCAGCTTCCACGCGGCGCGGCCGTGGCTTGATGCCTCGCGCACTTTGGTGCTGGTCAACGCGGTCAGGAACCCGAACTGCATCATTTCCCCTTGAGTATTGAAAACACGATCATTCCCATCAAAAAACCCACTGAGCTGCCAACCCAGAAGGCCAGCCAGACCATGCTAAAAAACGATCGTCTCCAGCTTCACGTCGGTGGCGCCGATCTCGGCCAGCGCCTCGGCCAGCTGCGCCTGGCAGTGGTCGTGCATTTCGACCAGAGCCTGCTTTACCGCGTCCGCCGCGTCGTCATGGTTTTCGGCGGCGATGTCGCTGAACCACAGGTGCAGGTGGACGGTGAGGCGTCTCATGGCCATTTCCACTGCCCGGTTTTGGCGAACAGCCACACGGCGGCAAACAGCAGCAGCACCGGCATGATCAGCTTGGTCAGCGTGCTCATCGCCTTGACCGTCCACCAAAAGCCCTTGACGTTGTTC